TTATGAATCTTTTTAAATTTTTAGTAGGTGCTGCAACCATTACAGTTGGCGCATGTGCAGTTGCTGGCAAAGTACGTCGTGATAAACAAAGACAGGAAGAGTTAGATGAATTCTTATGCCCAGATATTGATGAACCTATTGAAAAAGAGATTCAACCAAGTGTAAGTCCATTAAAAAATATGGAATTGGATATTATGGGATTTAAAGAGGCTGAAGAAGAAATTCTTCCGGTCACACTTACATATAGCTTTGATTCTAAGGAGGCGGCTAAACAATTTCAAACAGAAATTGCTGAAAATGGATTAACTTCTTCGTATGATGATGAAGACAAACTTGTGGATGTAATTTATCATGAGGGTGTAAATGAAAGTGATTTAAAAATTTTGTCAGACACACTTGTAAATGCATGTACAAATACGAGTGCTGAATATAAAGGATTTCATTTTAATAAATAGTGGCTTGAGGGTGCTCAAGCCATTTTAATATGGTATAATATATAAAAGCCTATATATAAAGTATATATAGAAATATTGGCATATTTTTGGCATATTCTTTCATGAATTATGCCTTTTTTTATCCATTTTCTTGTGTATGATGTAGAAAAAGAGGTGCAAGAAATGGCAGCTAAAAAAGATGAAACAACAGGTAAATGGATGTATTATGGTTCATACAAATTGAATGGTAAAACCAAGCAATATAAGAAGCGTGGTTTTGGAAAAAAGAAAGACGCTATAAAAGCAGAGATTATCTTCAAAGAAAATTTGAAAGAGCCAAACGCAACTATCATATTCAATGAACTATCTTATCAATATCAAGTATACTCGGAAAAGAGGATTAAGGAAAGCTCATACTTAACGCAAAGAGCTATATTGAAACTTTGGGAAGATAGATTAGGCGATTGTGAAATAAGAAAAATCACAACAAATGAAATTGAATCTGTAATAAATGAATTGTTGGAATCCATGTCTTTTTCTACAATGGTAAATTGCTATGCAAAATTCAGAGCAGTTCTTAACTATGCAGTAAGGCAAGTATATATTCAAGTGAATCCATGCAATAAGATTGATTTGAAAAAAGACCCCAACGAAAAGAAAAAGGAAATGAAATATTGGACGGTAGAACAATTCAACAAATTTATTGTAAATGAAGAAAAAGAAGTGTTTCATTTGTTATTTACAAATCAATTCTACATGGGCATGAGAATAGGCGAAGCGTTGGCTCTGCAATGGAAAGATGTTGACCTTATTAATAACACTATAAAGATAAGCAAAACGTGGTCAAATGCTCTTAGAAAAGCTACTACGCCTAAAACAAATAACAGTTATAGAACAATTACTATGCCACAATTCTTAGTTGATGAATACAAGACATTTAAAGAGAAGATACACGCAAATGCAGATGATTATATTTTCGGAACTACACTACCGTTCTATGTGAATAGAGTACAAGATGAATTAAAGCGTGTAATCAGAATAACAAATATCAAGCTACAGAAGGATGAGCAGATACCTATTATTAGAACACATGATTTAAGGCACTCATGCGCAAGCTATATGATTAATAATATGGTAACAAATGGAATAGTGAATTTCTCTGTATACGATATTGCGAAAAGATTAGGTGATAACCTCGATACAGTGCTTTCAGTATACGCTCATTGGTTACCTCAAGCAGATAAAGGAATTGTAAAATTTATGGAGAAAGACAAATTTTAGTACTAAAAATTACCCTTGAAATATTTCCTTTAAAGGTATAACGTAAGAGTTAAATTTTTAAAAGGAAAGGAGGAAGCCACATGACGAAGTACGAAATGTATGTATTAATTAATAGAATGTTAGAAGAATTAGAAGAAAAAGAAGTGGCAAGAGTTTATGAGTATACTCAACGGATTTGGATAAATTCCACAGATGAAAAGAGCGATTAATTTCGCTCTTTTTTATTGCAATGTAACTGAATCTATTGTTATGGGGTGTGAGTGCATTCTATCCCATCTAGCTCTCACTTCAAAGTTGTATGTAGTTCCGTTTGCTTCGGCTTGCCCTCTAATTGTAAAGATGTTCTCGGCTCTTCTATAATCCCATTCTTCATAATCTTGGAATGTACATTGTGCCCCTGCATTTTCATTTACTGCATTTTCTACAGATTCATGAATACCGATTTTATCTGAATTTGTGATATATGCGTTAGTAATCTTTTGATATACCTCACCTTTTTTATACAGAATAAAATCACCTTGATTAACAAGCTTTACCTTTCCTTTTTTAACAGTAGCGGTATAACTATTATCAAGATAGTTTATAGTAAATACATCTTTTTTATAATCTGTAATGTCAATATATTTCTTAGGAATACCTAGCTTTTTCATTACCTTAACAAGAGCTTTCATGTCCTTCTTTTTAATTTTATATTCATTTGTTGCTTCTGATGTAGTTAAATATTGAACTTCGTTATTAAAAGCATATACATTTACAGGCATAAATAATCCTAAACATAATACTAATGCAATGGCGATTGAATATCGCCTTTTTTTATAAATTCTCATTGTCTAATTCCTTAATGATTCCATAAATGAAATCTAATAACCTTTCCTTTGTTTCTTCGCTTGATTTTAGATAAGCCTTGATAAGTGGCTTTTGATTTGGGTTGATTTGGTATTCATCAATTAATTCATCAATAGTGTTATCCGGCAATTCTAGAAACATATTGCCTTTACCCTCAGTTAACCAAAAGTAATCAACATTATATTCTTTACATATTAATTTGATTGTTTGGTCACTAGGATTGTTTACACCTTTTTCAAGGTGGTTAACACTGCTTCGAGTTATACCAATCTTCTTTCCGAATTTCTCCATGCTTAGGTTCAAGTTAGACCTAATCGCATATATTCTTTCTCCGATTGTCAAAGTACAAAACCTCCTTCATATACATGATATCACGTGAAAATAAAAAATGTATATCAAAGTTACAAAAACACTTTACAAAGTAGAGCTAATTTACTATAATGTGTATGTAAGTTACAAAACATTACAAAATATTACAAAATATTACAAAACATGGAGGAACAAGAAATGAGAAAAGAAATTGAAAAGTTGCTAGCAAGAATAAATTGGCAAATCGAAAGTAAAGAGCGCTCTCTAGAACAAGAAAAAGAATGGTTAGTTAATGAAGCACAAAGAGAAAATTTAAATTGCGTAAAGCGAAGTTGCGAAAGAATTGAACAACTTGAAAAGGAATTGTTGATTCATAAAACATACAAATACGAATTAGAAGGAATCTTAAAATGGGAGGATGAGGAAAATGAAATCACAAGAAGAAATTAGAAAAAGACAACAAGAATATAAAGACAAAATGTTCAATAAATTCAGTAATGAATTTACAAGAAAGATTATTCTTCAAAAGCAAAATCAAATGCTTAGAGAAGAAATAGAAAGATTAAAAGCTAATCAATAAGGAGGGCACAAGAAATGACGAACGAAGAAATTATCCAAAATGAAAAAAAGGTACTAGGAATGGGAGAGTTTGAACCTCTCCACACTTTCCAAAAATGGAAAGAAATGGGATTCAAAGTTAAGAAAGGTGAGCATGCAGTAACTTGTACAAAGTTATGGAAACCTAAAGCAAAGAAGTATACAGATACAAACGGAGAAGAAAAAGTCGAAAACAATTTCTTCCTAGCAAAAGCTTACTTATTCAAATTGAATCAAGTTGAGCGAATCAATCAAAATGCAGAACCATTAATGAATTAGTCGAAATAAGCCGAAAGGCTTATCTGCTAGAGTTGACCTACTAGTACTGATGATGACAGGTCATGGAGGTGAAACAATACTAGACAAAAGAATTTTTGAAGCCTTAAGCGAATTGCAAAAGAAAGGCTATGAGCTTTCGGAATTTTATCAAGGATATATCGCTTGTATCTTAGATGAATCGAAAAGAGGTGAGAAAAAATGAGAACATATTTCGTAACCTTCGATGTGACTGCAAATGTCACATTCGAGGTTGAAGCACATGATGAAGTTGAAGCACAAGAAATTGCAAATCAATTGAATGTTAGAAACTTGGATGAAGTAAATAAAATCAATACTTGTGAATCTAGAATGGAGGTGTATGAGTGTGATTATTAATTACAAAGCCTTATTAGATAAAGATGACTTAATTTCATTGTTTGAATGGGGTGATTTATCAATAGGAGGGCAACGAAATAATGCACATAAAGTGATGAAATCAGTTCGTGAGCAATATGCAAAGGATAACGGAATTGATTGGAAAGATACATTCATTTATAAGAACGTATCGCAGAATGTAATCCCAACGGAAACATTTTTGAAATGTTGTCCGGAATTTAGAAAAAGCTTTAGGAGATAAATTATGCAAGATATAAGAATGAACAGTATTCAAGATGAAGAAATGGAATTGAACATTTATCCATTTAATCCAAAACGAATACATTTAAGCAAGGAAGAAAAAGAACTTTTAAGAGAAAAAAGATATCAAAAAAGAATCACAACGTGTGTGAATATTCTGTTATTCGCAACAATTATGATTCTATTAATGACTATCGCATGTTTTGGTAAAACGTATGGAATGTTATTTCAATAAAAAAGAGGTGCGCACTCAACAAAGCACGCACACACAAGAAATGACGTTCTTAAAATAAGAACACATACATTATAGCAGATAAAGGAGGAAAACGGAAGAATGAAAAAGAATAATGATATTAGAGAATTAGCAAAAAGAAATGGAATATGTTTGTGGCAAATTGCGGAGCGATTAGAAATAACAGATAGTTACTTTTCAAGAATATTGCGAAAAGAATTACCAAGCGAAAAGAAAATGAAAATAGTAAAGATTATTAAAGAGATATCAGAAAATAGAAAGCAAGAATTAGATGATATTATCAATCAATTATCAGAATAAAAAAGGAGAAACGGAAGAATGGAAGAGAAGAAAATGAATGTATATGAAAAGCTATCTCATATACAAAACGAAATGAAAGTGGGGAAGAATCAATATAACAAGTTTGGTAAATATAGTTATAGGTCGGCAGAGGATATCTTAGCAGAAGCAAAAAAGATTTGTGTTAAGTATAGAGCAGCTCTAATCCTTACTGATGAAATTGAAGTCATTAAAGATAGATATTATGTCGTAGCCAATGCAATTTTAAACGATTGGGATTCAAATGAATCAATCGAAGTTAAGGCAATGGCTAGAGAAGAAGAAAATAAAAAAGGAATGGACGCTTCACAAGTAACAGGTTCATGCAGTTCATATGCTAGAAAATATGCGTTAAACGGTTTATTCAACTTAGATGATACAAAAGACGCAGATACAGATGAACAACATGAAGTCATTCAAAATGCACAAACAAAACAACAGAAAGTCGAAAAAAATGACAAGTTAGATGAAATTCGTATGCGTTGTTTTAAAGCACAAAATGAATTACAGAAGCTAGGAATTGATACGCATTCAGAAGCGTTTTGTGAGCATTTAAAAGCCGAATATAAAATCAGTTCACAAGATATTCCTAATCTAAATGGAAACGGTCTAGTTGGATTAATTAAGGCATACGGAGCTATTTACAAAGAAAATGCGAAAGCATAAGGAGGAAAGAAAAATGGAATTAGTAAACGTAACAAATGGACAAATTGAAATTCAAAAGGAAGCACTGAACAAATTGAAATCATTCAATGAGTACAAAAAAGAAATGGACAAATTAGAAAAGGAAGTTAAAAGGAACATCCAAACCGCTATGGAAGAAAACGGAATCAAGCAGTTTGAAAATGATGTCGTTAAAATCACATATACTTCACCCTCAACACGTACAGTGATTGATACAAAGCTAGTAGAAGAATTGGGCTTAACACATCAACTTTCTAAAGAAACACAAGTCAAAGGAAGCGTAAGGGTCACTTGGAAATAAAACGAGATAAGTCAATTTTGCAAAAAGACATGTCTAAATGTTATGTATGTGGTTCAACATTGAATTTACATACGCACGAAATATATTTCGGTACTTCTAACCGAAAGAAATCAATCAAGCATGGTTGCTATGTAAGATTGTGTGCAAAGCACCATAATATGAGCAGTGAAGGAGTTCACTTCAATCACAAATTAGACATGAAACTAAAGAAGGAATGCCAAAAGGCATTTGAAGAAGTACACACAAGAAATGAATTTATGAAGATATTTCATAAAAATTATCTATAGGAGGTAAATATGCATTCATACAATGTTATCACGAATCAAGAATCATATCCTAGAGAAGTCTATTATTCTCAAGCTAAAAGAATTGAGGATTTAGAAAATTACATCATGGATGAGAATTTCAATCCATATCAAGATTCATGGACGGATGTTAATAGAATGAAAGAGCTAGGAATTACAGAAGAGCAAATGGAACTTTTTAGAATTCAAAAATTTGAAGAAATGGAGCAAATGAGATTTTGAAAACAAAACTAATAGGTAACTTCATCCGAAAATCAAGAAATGAAGATGGAAACCTAGAAATAACATTTGAATTAACTGAGCCAATGTACGAAGCATACGCTCAGAACCTTGTAAAAGGGGCGTATAGCGTAGTTATAGATTCAATAAGGTATTTACGTACGAATGAGCAAAATCGTCTTATGTGGCATTTAATTAGTGAAATATGCAAAAACGATAATGCTATGTCAAATGATACATGGGACATGTATTGTGAATTTTTGAGAATGTCAAAAGCATGGTATACATATGTTTCTGTTGTTAAAGAAGGCTATGACGAATTGTGTCGAGCGCATGGAGTTAGAGCAGTACAGGCGTTAGGTACAGAAATAAGAAATAACGGAAAAGAATTTGTTAATTGTAGAGTATTTCTAGGCTCATCACAAATGGACACAAAACAAATGGGAGTATTAATTGATTGCATATTAGATTATGCCGAACAACTAGGAATCAGTACTCAATATTATTTAGATAAAGGAATCAAGGGGGAAGAAAAATAAAATTTGTAATTAAAGGAAAACTAGATGGATTGAATGAATATATTAGAGCTTGCCGAGCCAATCGTTACAAGGGAGCAGAAATGGTTAAAAAGAATGAGCGCTTAGTTATGGCTTATATCTTACAGGCAATAAATTTTGGTGAAGTTTACGAGGTTAAGAACTATCCTATCAAATTAAATATTGATTGGTATGAATCTGATAATAGAAGGGATATTGACAACATTACATTTGCAACTAAATTCATTCAAGATTCATTAGTTAGAACAGGAATACTTGAGGATGATTCAAGGAAATACATTAATCAAGTGAATCATACAGTATTTACAGATAAAGAGAATCCAAGGATAGAGGTAGAGATTTTATGAGAGAGCAAGAAATGGCAGTAAACGTAGCAAAGCAAATTTACTTTGATGAATTCAACTTGTTTTATCAAATTGCAGAAAGAAGCATAGGAGATACAAATTCAAAGGATGTATTTAATGAAGCGTGTACAGTTCATGATATTACCGAAGAATTTATATATATGTTAGATGGATGTTATGACTACACAAAAGAGGGATTGTATAGGGTAGGAGTTAAAGCAATATATAAAGCATTGTACAAGCTTGATGCACCTTATAACGATATTGAGATAAATTGCTATCTAGAATATATCGAAAAAATCATTGATGAAATCCTAAAGCAAGACGTAGTGCTTGGAGGTGAGCAAAATAGCAGTAATTAGAATTATTAAGAACAAAAACTATACAGTGATGAGCAATACACATTTAAAAGATAAACGCTTATCACTAAAAGCAATAGGCTTGTTAAGCGTTGTTCTTGGCTTACCGGAAGATTGGCATTATACAGTAAATGGATTAGTTGGAATTGTAAAAGATGGGAAAGATTCAGTTGAAAGTGCAATTAAGGAATTAAAAAAGAATGGATATTTAAGAGTAGAGAAGATATATCCTAATGAAAATAGTAATAGGATTCAATATCAATATACATTCTTTGAGAATCCTCAAGAGGTGGATTTTCAAACCCTTGAAAATCAAGGTATTGAAAAGCAAGGTGTTGAAACTCAAGTACTTGAAAACCCCTACACTTATAAAGATACTAATAAACAAAATACTAATAAATTAAATACTAATACACAAAGTAAACATAAATACGGAGAATATCAACACGTTCTATTAACAGATAAAGAACACACACACCTATTAGATTTATATGGTAACTCATTGGATAAACATATAAAGATTCTTGATGAATATATTGAGACATCAGGAAAGAAATACAAGAACCATTCACTAGTGATTCAGAAGTGGGTACATGATGAATGGATGAAAAGAAATAAGAACAATCCTGTAAAACTTGATTCTAAATTCTATGCACAAGAAAGCAGTCAATCGTATGCAGATGTACATAAGGAAATGGAAAGGGTTAGAAAGGAAATATTAGGAGCATAGAAAGAGAGATAAATAAATATGACAAGTAAAGATATTGAATTGATTAAAGAAATGCTTCAAATGCAAGCCAAATTGGATGAAGCAATTATGAAAGAATACGGATTAACTAAAATTGATGAAGAGAAGTTGTGCTTCGCTATTCTAGATGAAGTCGGTGAGTTGACTCACGAACTCAAAGCAAATTGGTGTTGGTGGAAAAAGACTCAAGCACCGGTTGACGATAAAAAGGTTTTAGGCGAATTAGTCGATGTTTGGCATTTCGTGTTAAGTTATCAAAATAACTTTTACAATGGAACTTCCATTTGTGATAATATTGATAATTTTCTTAACGGTTGCGGATTGTATATAGAAATGATTGTCAATGAACAAATTCCGTTATCAATTATACTTTGTGACATTATTCAATTTAAATTACATAAAGTACATGCATTAATCGCAATAACAGAATATCTTGGCTTCACAATTGAACAAGTATATGAAGCTTATTGCGGAAAGAATAAAATCAACTATCAAAGACTAGAAAGTGGGTACTAGGCATGTGGATTAGAAGCCAAGATGGAAAAATTTTAATGGATTGCGACTTTTTCGCAATTGAAGAACACGGCGTTAAATATGCAGTGATTACATTAAGTGGCAAAAGTGGTATAAGCGTTAATTTAGGTACATATACTACTAAATATAAAGCTTTAGCAGTTTTAAACGATATTCAAGAATGGTACGAATGTTCATACGGTGAAGCATTCCAAATGCCACAAGATGAGGAGGATGATTTTTAAAAAATCTTTTATTCATATACGGAATGTGGAATGGCAAATTCAATAAAAATTTTAACTGCAAATGAGTTAAAAGCAGTTAACAAACAGGTTGAAGAATTGGGGTGGATATAATGAACGCTAGAGAAATGTTTGAAGAATTAGGTTATTCATTAAAAGTGGAACACAATGATTTCATAGAGTATTCAAAAGAAGATTGTGGTCATATAGATTTCTATTTTCTTATTGAGACAAAGAGATTTTACTCAAGGTATTGTTTTTCCCCAAGTTTTCAGTCAACGGCTCATAGTATTACACTAGATGAGTTCGAAGCAGTTCAAAAGCAAATGGAAGAATTGGGTTGGTTTGAAGGAAAAAAAGAGTCTAACCTTGAACATTATAAAGAAGAAATCAAAAGTGCAGGCTATGACTTTGCACTAGTGAATGGAAAACCAACAACGTGCAAATGGATTTTGTGCGACCAATGTTTTTTCAAAGATAGGATACTTTGTGCTAAAAAGAGAATTGAATGGATGTTAAAACCATTTAAGCGAAAGTATAAATTAACTCAGTTTGAATATGATTTATTGCAAAGTTATGCAAGCGGATATAAGTTTAAAGATATAATGCCTTTAATCGTAATGAAAGAAAAAGGGTATTTCAAAGACATTAATAAGGATGAAAAAATTACAGATATTTTATGGAATTGTGGGGTAATAAAAAATGATTAATGTAGCAGTAATAGCAGGACATCTAACTAAAGATGTCGAATTATCAAAAACACAAAATGGAAATAGCGTAGCAAAGTTTACAGTAGCAGTAAATGGATACAATGACACTACAGATTTTATTAATTGTGTGGCATGGAATAAATTAGCAGATATTGTAAATATGTATTGCAAGAAAGGTGATTTAGTTACAGTTGAAGGAAGAATCAGTGTTAGAAATTATGAGAACCAACAAGGACAAAGAATTTATATCACTGAAGTTGTAGCTAGTAACGTACAATTACCGCCTAAAAACACTTCTAATGGGCAGAATTATAGTTCTAATGTAAATGCATATCAATATCCAAATCAAGCAAATAGCAACGCTTACGGCGTTCAAAACACATATACGCAACCTAGTTTAACACAACAGATTGCACAACAAGAATATAACGGTGAAAGCGATTTAGATATTGCTTCAGATGATTTACCATTCTAGGAGGTGGCATTAATAGAAATGAATTATGAAGAAGTTAAAAAGCATTTTCTATGTGAATGCCAATCGTACACATATTATGAGCAAAAGATAGCAGAGCTACAAAGGGATGAAGCTATTTATCCATTAAAAGCCGAGCTATTCTTAGCTCATGCAGATTATGCAAGAAGAATGAACTATGTAAAAGACAAATTAAGCCAACTTGATGATACGACTCGAACAATGATTGAGTATAGATATATAAAGGGATTCAGTGCAGAAAAGACATCTAATATTGTAGGTTATGCAAGAGAAGAAATTCCAAGAAAGATAAACAAGAATTTGAAGAAAGTGCTCACAATGTGAGCATTTTTTCATGTAATAATTGTTTTAGCAGGATAGAGCAGTAGTAGCTCACTAGTCTTATTAGCTAGAGGTCGAATGGTGCAAATCCTTCTCCTGCAACCATGTTTACAAAGCCTATCAGTAAGTCCTTCCCAAATTAGATATTAAATACCAACAATGGCATACAAAATTAGGCTTTGATATATTACCGAGCGTTTGTCTCGGTTCTTTTAATAATAAGGAGGAGAATATGGATTCAAGAAAATTTCATGATTTAGCAATCAATGCAGTATTGCAAGTAAACCAAAATATTGAGGTAAGTGAAATGTTCGTTGTATGGATGTGTAAGACGCTACAGAACAATAAAGCATTAATCGGTGTACATCATTCACCCAATTATTATGAGGTAACGTATAACGGCGATAAAAAGGAGTTATACGTTGATGAATACATCAAGAATACAAATACTTGTCTAAATGTAAATGACGCTCTATGAGTTTAAAAAAGGGGGATAAAATGGAGATTATTAGATTAAAAATTAATGACATTACACCTTACGAAAAGAACGCAAAGATTCATACTGAAGCACAAATTGAACAAATTAAGAAATCTATTCAAGAATTCGGCATGAATGACCCAATCGCCGTATGGGGTAAAAACAATACAATCGTTGAAGGTCATGGGCGTTTAGAAGCCTTAAAGCAATTAGGCTATACAGAAGTTGACTGTATCAGACTAGACCATTTGACAGATGAAGAAAGAAAAGCCTATACACTTGCTCACAATAAAATCAATATGAATACAGGATTCGACATTGATTTGTTAGATGAAGAATTAGACAGTATCGAAGATATTGATATGTCTGATTTTGGCTTTACTGAGCAGGATATTGATTGGGACAATGTAGAAGATTTAAGTGATGATTCTTATGAAGAACCTCAACATGAAATGTGGAAATGCCCTCAGTGTGGACACGTAGATAGAAAAGAACACTTTAAAGGAGTTCGTGACAATGAATAAAACTACACCTAATTGAAAATATTTCTAAGTGCATTAGAGGTAAAACGAGGTAAGAAACCATTATCAAGAATCTTAGTCGAGCAAGGCATTCAAATGAAATATAACCTAATGTCTTATTACTACCTAAGAAAGAATTTAAATGACGCATATTTCATAAAAGAGAACAGTCAATTAGTAATCATAGACAGTGGAGCGCATAGTTTCCAAAAAGGGACAAAAGTTGATTGGGTAGAATATACCAAGCAATACGCAGAATTTATCAAAGAATTTGATGAGGACAAGGTTGTAGGATATTTTGAAATGGATGTAGACAACATCTTAGGCTATGAAAAGGTATTAGAGTTAAGAAAAATATTAGAATCTGTATCTGATAAGATTATTCCTGTATGGCATAAGAACAGAGGAATACAAGACTTCAAAGATATGTGTAAGAAATATCAAGGTAAGGTCGTAGCAATTACAGGATTCAAGAATGAAGACATTAAAGATGAACAATACATTATGTTTTTGAAATATGCAAAGAAATATAATTGTAAAGTTCATTGTCTTGGTATGACAAGAAAAAAAGTGCTTGATAGAGTGCCGTTTGATTATTGTGATTCAAGTACATGGGTACAACAATCAGTTTATGGGCGTATCAATGGGCTAGGCAAAGTATCAAGAGAAATGTCAAGGACAAATAAAGAACAAGTAATGATAGAGAATTATAAGCAATTTATGCAAATGCAAGAAAAATATGAGCAAAAATGGAGGAACGTGAATAAATAGAAATAAGACGATAGCTTTTAATGCAGTAATGTGTGCATTGTATGTTGTAGCAACGACAATTAACCCAATCGGATATGGAGTATTTCAATTTAGGGTTAGTGAATTAATGACAGTATTTCCTGTTCACTTCAAAAAAGCACGTATCGGATTGCTTTTAGGAGTAGCAATAGCAAATGCAATGAGTCCATTGGGATTTATTGATGTATTCTGTGGGACATTAACGGCAGGATTATTGTATTACCTAATTGATAGACTACCGGTACACAATTACATTAAATACATTCTATATTCATTAGAAGTAGGATTAATTATTGGTTGGGAATTACAGTTGGTATATCATATGCCATTTGCATTAACATTCTTTACTACATTTATTCCGGAAATGATTCTATGCATTATCGGTGATTTATTAGCAAAGAAATTAAAGCATTATGTAAATATTGATTAGAGGTGATAGACACATGGCAAGAAAAAAAATTATTAATCAAAAACAATTTGAAGCGTTATGTGAGATTCAATGCACAAAGGATGAAATCTGCGCCGTGTTAGATGTATCAGACAAAACATTAGACAGATGGTGTAAAGAAACATATGAAACGTCATTCTCCGATATTTTCAGACAAAAAAGGCAAGGAGGGTGTGCAAGCCTAAGAGCGAAGCAGTGGAAACTAGCTTCAAAAAGTCCTGCTATGGCTATTTTCTTAGGAAAACAATTCCTAGGTCAAACTGATAAGGTAGAAACACATTTTGACGCTTCAGAAGTAAATGCAATTAATAAAGCTATGATTACAGATGTAGCAAAAGAAAGAAGAATTGAAGATTTTGAATAAGCCTGCGCCTTTCAATCAAAAGCAATTAACTTATCTTAAAAAGACATTTGATTCATGGCTTAATGTGTTAGAAGGTGGTAAGCGTGGAGGAAAGAACGTACTCAACACATACGCTTTCTGCATTGCATTAGAAACACATCCGGATAAGTTTCATCTAATAGCAGGAACAGATACATCATCTGCACGTGTTAATATTGGAGATTGTAACGGATACGGCTTACAAAACTATTTTGCGAATAGATTTAAAGTTGGAAAGTATGAAGGTAAAGATTGTTATTACATCAACACAAAGGTGGGAGAAAAGGTTGTATTCTTTGCAGGCGGTGCGAAGAAAGGTTCAGAGAATGCAATACATGGTTATTCATACGGCATGGCTTACGTTACCGAAGCGAATTTATGTTGTATAGAGTTCTTACAAGAAGTGATGGATAGAACAATAGCGTCAAGCAATCGAAAGATATTTCATGATTTAAACCCAAAAGGAAAGAATCATTGGTATTACACAGATTTCTTGAAATATCATGAGGAGCAACAGAATAAAGATTCTACATATGGTTACAACTATGGGCATACCACCTTAGTTGACAATTATTCTTTAAGTGATGAGCAAATAAGAACGGTCTTGAAATCATACGATAAGAATAGCGTTTATTACAAAAGAGATATAAAAGGGCAAAGGGAAGAAGCCGAAGGACTTGTATTCCCTTATTTTGCTAATGACTGCAAACCTTACCTATTTAAATATCAGAGTCTAAAAGAAAAGATGAATGAAACAGGAAAAAGGTTCAGTCATTTAATCATAGGCGTTGATTTTGGAGACAATGGCTCAAAGTATTCGTGGCACTTAACAGGGTTTACAAATGATTGGGATTATGTGTGGGCACTTGATGAGGGAGATATGGAGAAATCAAACTCAATAGACGCAACAAAGTTTTGCAAAGCATTTGTAAGATTCTATAAGCGTTGTATTGAATGTTACGGATATGTTGAATGGATATTTCCGGACAGTGCTTCTAATACGTTGATAAACACGCTTAGAGCTTATTTTTACGCCGAAGGATTAGACGGAAGTATAATTGCACCGGTTAAGAAGAATGAGCTTACAGACCGCCCTATAACGGTTGATAGCTTACTTGTTACAGGTAGATTGAAGATAGAAGAACATTGTAAGAACTTAATAAACGCATTGAGCGAATTGGTATGGGATGAAAAGAAAGACATTCCAAAAGATGAGAACGTAAACAATATCAATGATGATTGGGATTCGTTCTGCTATACATTTATCACACATAGTGGATATATAGATTTAAGGAGGTAAGAAATAGAAACATCTAACACACGTAGACCGTGGTTTCAGAATTACCTAAACGAAAGAGGGTATTATGTAGACACAAACGCAATTGAGATTATTGAATTGTGCAATAAGTGGTACACAAATACCGAAACAGAATTTCATACGGCATACACATTAAATAACGAGGAATACACGTTAGATAAAGCAGACTTTGCAAAGCGTTTATGTGAGGATGACGCAAACTTAATTGAAATCCTAGATATAAACGCAACAGAGGACAGTGCTACAAATGACATTATTTCAGACATTCTAACAAAGAATAGGTTCGATGTAATGTATAGGAAACAAGTTGAGCAAATGTCTGCAAATGGTACAGTAGGAGCTTATGTGACGGTATCTAATGCCGAGATTTATGAAGATGGTTCATTTAGTGGAGGAGAAATCAGAATCAACTATTGTGATTCAATGAATATCCTACCATTAACTGTTATTAACGATGAAATTGTGGAAGTGGCTTTTGTTGGAGTAAATTATGAGAAACTAAAGAAAGTATATGTGATGGTCATGTTCTTAAAAGGACAAGACGAAAGATACATTGCAGAAACACATTACTTCAAAGATACAGGCGAAGAAATAAAAGACCGTGCTCAGATTGTTCAATTAGATGTTGTAAAGCCGTTTGCAATTATGAGAAACGCAAAGGTAAACAACTTACAAATGCAAGGTTACGGCTTGCCGAAGATTTGGAGCGCAATTGCTCCATTGAAAACAATCGATTTAACAATGACAATGTGGAATCGTGATTTGTTGAAATCAGATAAAATCGTTCTTGTGAATGAAGCATTAATGCAGAAAGACGAGAATGGAAAGATTAAGATGAATCCACAAATGAAAAAGATATTCGTTCAGTTAGGTAGAGATAAGCTTCCGGAAGAAAAAGCCTTGTGGCAAGAATACAATCCAACAGTTAGAACTCAAGAGGTTGTGCAATCGTTAGAAACTGCGTTAAGTATCTTATCAATGATGTTTGGATTCGGTACAAAAAAATACACGTTTGAAAGTGGAAGAATCGTAACGGCTACAGAATATATCGGCGAAAATCAAGACGCAATGAAAGAAGTAAATTCACAACGTAAAGAATCTACTGCATATATTCAAGATATCATTCAAGCAATAGCATACTTCTATGAGTTAACACAAGGTAGAAAGCTTAATATTAATTCATTAGACATTGCGATTGATTATGATGATACATATATCGAGGATAAGCAAAGCACGGCACAAGCGTTAAGAAATGACGCACTAACATTTGATATTCCAAGATTAAAGATTATGTATTTCATGAAACAATACGGATTCACTGAAGAAGAAGCAACTGAGTTATTAAATGAAGAAATTCAAGATGATGGAGAGGGGGATGACGAAGAATAGCAACTACATATTTTCCATTCGTCTCAAGAAATGGCGATAGATTAGTATTATATGACGCTTTCAGAAGATTGTTCTCAAGTTACTTTACAAATGGAGTGTTCGTAGATGATTCTAGTTCAGACCATTTAAGAGTTGAGAAAGCTCAAGGTTTAACATTAACAGTTAAAGCAGGACGAGCAAATATTAATGGAGCATTCTATTGGCAGAAAGATGACGAAACCATCACATTAGAAAAGAATACTGCTACTAAAAGCTACAATATTATTCTTAGATTGAATGATAATGACGCATACAGAAACATTACCTTAGTAGCAAGTGATATCAATGATGGAATTACAAGAAGTGATTCTATTTATGATTTAGTACTAGCTACAGTCACAGTCACAGGCAATGCAAGCGAAGTTAAAGGCTCAGATATTACTGATACAAGATTAGATTCTACACGTTGTGGAGCAGTTACAAGCGCAATTAAGAGCGTACAATCGTTGGATTTATTTACCCAAGTGACTGAGCTATTCAAAGAAATTAAAGCTCAGAATGAATCTGAAATGAATGCAAATAGAACAGAGTTCAATGATTGGTTTGAAACTGTAAAGGATACGTTAGACGCAAATACGGCAGGAAAGTTATCAAATAGAATTTCAAATATTGAAAAGATGATTATGGAGAACCATTTCACCACAATCTTATTAACAGAAGATGGAACACTAGTAGATGAGAATGGTCATGAGATTCTAGCAGATTGGGCGTATGAAGTTGATGAAGGTGAAGTAGGTAAAGATTGGACTTACAAGGTGAAATCATGAGACAAGGAACTACGCCAACAATTCAAATCACAATAAACGATATTGATTTAAATGAAATGCAGAATATCTATGTGGTATTTGAGCAGAACGGATATATCTTGAAAAAAGAATCAAGTGATTTAGACATTGAAGGAAATATCATTTCAGTATCGTTAAGCCAAGAAGAAACGCTCAATTTCAAAGAAGGAACTTGTAATATTCAATTAAGAATGATTACAAAAGTAGGAGTTGCTATTGCTTCTCCTATCAAGACAACAAAGGTATATAGAGTATTGAATAAGGAAGTGATTACATGATTCTAATGCAAGATATTCAAATGAATATACAAGATGAATCAGACAAGCTTCAAATTGAAATCAATGAAGATAAAGAAACATTAACTTTAGGCTTAGATGAGAAGTTTGTTGAAGGTACAAGTGATTACAACAAGCTAAAGAACAAGCCTAAATTAAATGGTAATGAAATCATTGGAGAGGTTGAAGAAATAGACCCAACAGTCCCAACATGGGCGAAAGCAGAGACAAGACCGGTATATACACCGGAAGATATTGGAGCTATGGCAGAAGGTTCTGTAACATCTGTATCAACAACCGAACTAGATGAATTATGGAATAGTCTATAGGAGGAAAAAGAATAGCTATTGAATATTTAGATAAGAGTGGACTAACGCTCTTGATTAGCAAAATTAAATCGGCGTTAGGTGGGAAAGTTGATGTCGTAAGTGGTAAAGGCTTATCGACAAATGACTATACTAGCGCAGAAAAGCAAAAATTAAGTGGTATCGCAAGTGGTGCTCAAGTGAATGTGATTGAGTCTGTAAAGGTAAATGGTACGAAATTAACGCCAAACTCAAAAGCCGTGGATGTTACAGTGCCTACAAAGACATCACAATTAACAAATGACAGTGGATATCAGTCGGCGACGAGCGTTGAGTCAATTATCACGGCTAAAGGGTATCAAACGCAATCACAAGTACAATCGTTGATTAATTCGGCAGTCGGTAATATTACATCTATTAGATATAAAAAGGTAACTAGCTTACCTGCTACAGGTTCAAATGGTGTAATTTATCTGTTAGCACATTCACATGGAACACAAGATATCTATGATGAGTATATTTGGCTTTCAGAGACAAAGACATACGAAAAGATTGGTAATACAGACATTGATTTATCGGCGTATGTTAAGAAGTCAGAATTAACTGCGATTACTACAAATGATTTAAATACAATGTGGGGTTAGTATATGGCTTTCGTATTCAAAGACAAAGCTTCTATTCAGTGGCTTGTCGAGAAAATAAAGTCTGTAACCACATCACATAACGCATTGAATCAAATGGTGATGAATAATCACTTTACCACGAATTTGAACGCAACAAGCGCTCAAGATTTAGTGGATGAAAAAGGAAATACAATCTTAGCCGATTGGTCTTACGAGGTTGCAAGTGGAGAAGTCGGCACGGATTGGAAATATAAAATCAAGGAGGAATAACATGCCAGGAAAACAAGTGACAGAATTAGACGCATTACCTAGTTTCACTGATAATAGCTTATTGCCTGTACACAATGGTGCAGGATTAAAAAAGGGATTACTATCGCAACTAGCTAATTATTTAGGAAAAAAATTCAGTAATCCGAATTTATTGATTAATCCGGATTTTAAAATCAATCAAAGGGGCGCAACTAGCTACACAAGTGCAGTTGCTCAAACGATAAAAGTTGTGTATTCAGTCGACAGATGGAGTTTGTATGGGCATAGTTTAACAGTTAACTCAGATAAATCAGTGACTATAACGCCAACAACTTACAGTGATGGAGCTTTAATTCAAAATTTAGAAACTCCGGTCGATGGAGATATCACCGTTCAAGTTTATGCCGTTGGTGTGAGTGGAACTGCTACAGTATCTGTAGGGCCATCTGATGGTTCTTCAACCACAGAAATAGGAACTTTGAAGAACGGATTAAATACATTTACATTTAGCAAAGGTATAAAAAGGTTAGTTATTCGAGTTAAAAGTGGAACGCTAACTTTGAAATATGCAAAAGTAGAGCAAGGTACAGTAGCAACAACATTTGTTGCTCCAAATTATGCAGATGAGCTAATAAAGTGTCAGAGATATTATTTTAAAAGATATTACTATTATGTATTTTATTCCGGTTCTGCAAGCTTTACATACATGTTCTCGGATACAATTCCTAGTATGAGAATTAAACCTACAATAGACTTTGCAAATACTTCTAACTCCGGTTTAACAAAAGCCGTTGTTTCATTAGACACTACCGTGAAAGACCTTACCTTACTTATTCAAGCCGTGACAAGCAAGGTTGGAAATTGCAATGTAGGCGGAACGATAGCCTTAGACGCAGAAATCTATTAGGAGGAAGCTATGGAGAACAAATATAAAGTATACGTATCCTTACAAGATGGATACATCACATCTATTAATTCAGAAATCTTCTTATCAGAAGAAGAAATGTCAACTATGGCAGAGATTGACAAAGGTCAAGGTGATAAATACGCTCATGCTCAAAGTCAATATCTAGAAAAAGGATTAGTTGATGAATTAGGTAGATACAACTACATATATGTAGAAGGTAAATTAATTGAGGTTGCAGAAGCAGACAAACCAACAATTGAAGAACCAAAGGCAGTACCAACTGAGCAAGAGAAGATTAACGCACAATTAATGCTACAGATTGCTCAATTAAAAGCTCAATTGAATGGGGTGAAGTAGTATGAGTTATGAATTAATTAAATCGTATTATGAATTAGGCTTATTTACAAAGAATGATTTAGAAATGTTTGCTTCTATCGGTTGGATTACAGAAGCTCAGAGAAAAGAATTAATTAAATAGGCTTTAAAAACGTTTTAAAGGGCTTAAATGCCCTTTTTCTGTAGGAGGGCATATAAATGTTAAGTGAAGAAGAACAAAGGGAACAAGAACGTAAAAAAAGGCAAGAAGAAAGGAAACAAGAACGCCTACAAAAGCAGATTGAAAAAAGAAGAAAGCTTGAGGAAAGAGAAAGAAAAAGCGTTAAGCGTGCTAGTGTATTTGAATTAGGAATGATGATATTCGTATCTAATAAAATTCGTGAAGTTCTAGAAAAAAGCACCGAAGAAAATGCAAATTTTAATACGATATTGGCAAAATCACTCGTAGATTTGCGTAAATTTACGAAAAAAGAATCAAAAACTCTAAAAAAAGATGTAATCAAGGAATCAAAAAAGGATTTTGAAGAAAATAAGAATGGAACATTAGAATTAATTCAAGAAGCAACTAAAAAAAAGGTGGATGGAAGCCTTGCAAAACATATTGCTTATGTAAATCCACAAAAAGATACTGCAAAGCGTTGGAAAAAATACATTAAAACTACTGCGAACACGTATGCAATCGGTAAAGATAAACTACCGGTATTCTTTACAAAGGTAGTTCAAGAAGAAGTTAAGAATGTAGTAGGTGGTAAATGCACAATTGATGATTCTTGTAGAAAAGCTATTTCTAAATTAGCAGACAGTGGCGTAAAGATTGTGGAATATGATACAGGAGTTAAAAGAAATGTGGATGTATGGGTAAGGCAACAAATGCAGTACGCAGAAAAAGAATCGTCACAAGAAATTAACAATAAATGCGCAAAGGATATGGGAGTTACTGTATTTGAGTTTGACGCTCACGCAAATGCACGTCCAAGTCATAAGAAATGGCAAGGAAAGAGATATGACACGCAAGGGAAGCTATATCCTAGTCTGTATCAGTTAACGCATGGTGAAGAAAAAGATTATGGATGTCGACATTTTGCACAACCGGTTTGGGATGTTGATATGCCTTATGCCTACACAAAAGAGCAGTTGAAGAATATTGATACAAAGCCTTTCACATTCCGAGGGAAAAAATATGAAGGATATGAAGCTAGGCAGTATCAAAGAGAACTAGAAAGAAATATCAGAGCATTAAAGAGGGAAGTAATCTTATTGGATAATCAAGGATTGGGCAGTACAGAAGCTAAAATCAAGCTAAAACACGCAAATGCAACGTATAAAGCTTTCAGTTCTGAAATGGGAGACAGAGTTCACAACGATAGGCTTAGAATCGGATAAAACGCTCACATTGTGAGCTATTATTCAAGCTAAAATATAGTTAGCCAAAACCATACCGGAGAAGATTCGGTTTATAAATAACTTTAGGAGGGCAAAATGAAAAACATTATTGAAATTTTAAAAGAATCAAACATTGAATTAACCAAGGAACAAGAGGAATCGATTACAAAGCTAGTAAATGATAACTACAAGACGATTGCAGAGTTCGACAAGCAAAAAGAAAAGCTATCTTTAGCAGAGAACAACGCAAAGGAAATTCAAACAAAGTTTGATAATTTCAAGAAAAGCTATGATGGGGTTGATGTAGAAGAGTTAAAAAATAAAATCAATACATTGACGAATGATATTGATACTCAAAAAACTACATACGAAACTCAGATTAGCAAAATGAATCTTGATTCTGTATTAAGTGCAAAAGCTAAAGAATACGGATGTAAAGATTTCGAATTAGCAAAATCACAATTCAACTATGATGATTTACTAAATTCAAAAGACCAAACAAATGATATTGACAAAGCTTTCAAAACTTTGAAATCAAATAAGCCAATCTTGTTTGATGAAAAACAAAATGAGCCTAGTGTTAAAGGTAATATTGTTGGAAGCAGTGGGCAAGGAGATAACCCAAACGCCGAAGATTTATTGTTACGACAGGCAATGGGCTTAACTACAGAAAAGAAATAAGGAGGATTTAATTAATACCAAATGAAATTGCATTAGCTAAAACGTATGTCTCAAATTTGGATGAGGTATATAAGTTAGCTTCAGTTACAGGTGATTTAAATGCAGACGCTACAATGGTACGAGCAGGAGCAAACGCAAAAGAAATCATCTATCCACAAATTTCTGTTAAAGGTTTAGGAAACTACGATAGAAACAGTGGTTATACAGGTAACTCAGTTAAGTTAGAATGGAAAACTGCTACATTCGACTATGATAGAGGAACTAAAATCTCAGTTGATACACAAGATAACGCAGAATCAATGAATATTGCGTTTGGTATGGCAGGAGCGGAGTTAATGCGTACAAAGGTTGCACCGGAAGCAGACGCTTACACATTCGCTAAGATTGCCGGTACAACAGGAATCACAAAGGTTTCAGAAGATTACGAAGGAGCGCAGGCATTCTTAGACGCATTATTAAAAGCAGTTACTAAGATGGATGAAGATGAAGTTCCTTCCGAACAACGTATCTTGTATTCAACACCAACATTATTAAATAGCGTTAAAGCATTAGATACATACAAATCTCGTGAAGCTTTACAAGGATTTGCAAAAATTGTTCCTGTACCTTCAACACGATTCTATACAAAAATTAAATTGTTGAGTGGAAAAGATACAGAGTTAGAGGGCGGATACGAAAAGGCAGAGGATGGACACGCAATCAACTTCTTAATTGTTCACAAACCTGCCGTAATGAAATGGGATAAACACACCGTTTCAAATGTAATTCCGGCAAGCAATAACATTGAATCAGATTCAGATGTACTAAAATATCGTAAATATGGAATCGTTGATGTATACCAAAATAAGGTAGCAGGTATTTACTTATCTGCTAGTGCTGAGTAATGGCGAAAGAAATCGGATGGGGTTATCCTTCTAAAGTTGAAAAGCCTAAAAAAGGTAAACCTCAAACAAAAAAAGAGGAAGCTAAACCTCAAAAAGAAAAATAGCATAAAAAGGGGGTTGTAAAATGAACAACATTTTAGATTGGGAATATTACAATTCCCATTTTCCTAAATTTGATGAAAATCAATTCAATCAGTATTCTTACAAAGCAGAAGCAATGGTATTGAAGCATGTGAATGTTGATTCTATTAATGAACAGAACGAAAGCACTTTAAAAGATTGTATTTGCGATGTATTAAACAATGTAATCTTTCAAGATTCAGTTGATGGTGTATCAAGTATCTCAAACGGTGGATATTCCAAAAGCTTTACAAACACTACACACTCGGATAAAAGGAACATGCTTGAGGATATCATAGCCTTTTGGTTAGGCGATACAGATTTAATGAAAGAAAGATGGATTGCATTATGATAGGATTCTTTGAAGATTCAATCACACTTGTAAATCACTACTATGATACGTTAACAAGAGAAGATAGGTTTCAAGCTTCTATACTTGATAAATGTATGTGGAGACAATCAACTGTTAGAACTGCAAATGGTAATATTCTGAGCATAGCCACATCCACAAATATTACCATCTTATATCGTGAGGGATATGTTGAACCTTACGCATATGCAAAACTTTCAAATGATGAGAAACAAAAGCACTTCACATTAAATACAGATAAAACAGATTTCGTATTCTTTGGAGAAGTCAAAGAAAATTTATCTAGTATCAAGGCAATAAACGAAGCTAAAAAGAAATACAAATGGACAACAATTCAAAGCGTAACAGATTGTACGAATGTCGATATGTTGAAGCATTGGGAGGTTGTCGGTCAATAGGTATCAAAGTTAAACTTGATGTTAAATCACTTCAAGAATTTAAACAATCAAGAGGACTTGAAGAACGTGGACGAGTTCAACAAATGATTGATTCTGAAGTCATTAGGCTTATGACCCCCTATACGCCTAGAGACACAGGAGCATTGATTAACTCGGCTACAAGAAACACTCAAATCGGAAGTGGATTAGTAAAGCAAGGTGGACCAAGTGCTCCATATGCTAGACGGTGGTATTACAACAAAGAGAATGCTCATTTCGTTGGTGGAAAGACAGACCATTGGTTTGAAAAAGCTATGCGAAATGGTGGAGCAGAGACAATCGCAAAGAAAGCACAACAAATGATAGGAGGTAGTGAATGACAGTATCAAAAGCGTTGATTCAATGGCTTTATGGCTATGGAAATATACAGATAGATGAACGTATTGAAACAGATGTTTTAGCGCAACAAGCTATCTCTTATGCGTTGTATAAAGAACCTAACGCAATTGTAAATACATACATTGATGGTTCTCAAATGCGTACTGAATACTACACGTTTCTAGCACGTAGGAATACACAAATTGAATCAGAAAGACAAGATAACAATGTTTTTCTAGAAGAATTAGAAAATTGGATTGACGAAAAGAATTTAAGCGGAGAATTACCACAACTAGACGGAAACAGACATTGTGATGATGTTTCCGTTTCAAGTGGTTTATATCTATACACAAATGAGGATAATCAAGCAGTATATGCATTGACTATTCAAATTAAATACAGAAAGGAGCTTAATTAATAGCAACTCAAGGAACTGAAGTAACTACAGGACAAACAGTCAAGAAGTATATGATTGGATTGTTCTTGCAAATGGGAGAAGGTTACAAGCGAATTAAAAAGTCTACAACTTTAGATATTTCATTCAATAGTGAAACTGAAACGTATGACTTTATCGCAGATAAGAACCCAACAGAATCATTAAAGAGTTATTCACCTCAGATTTCGCAAGATTTAACAATGATTAAAGGCGAAGATGATTTTGAATACATTTACGAACAAATGATGAAATCCGTACCAAACAACGAAGAAGTAAATACAAAAGCTTTACTTGTATTTATGTTTGACGGAGACAAAACTAAAGGCTATAAAGCGTGGGAAGTTGACGCTAAATTAATTTTCGACACATTAAGTGGTGCTGATTCAAAAATCAACTTCAACATTAACTTTGCAAGCGACATTCGTGTCGGTACTGCAAGGGTAGCAGATGGAGCAGTAACATTTACAGAAGGCACATCAGAAGTATAAAGAAAGAAGAGGTAAATCATGAATAGAATCACGTATGAAGGGAAGCAGTATGAAATCCCACCTAAAACAATTGAAGTATTAAAAGCAGAGGACGCTTGTAACGCATTTCACTCAACGCATGAAGAAGCATATCGAGCTAAATTCGACTATCTGAAAACAGTATTAACAGATGAACAAATTGAAAGCATGTTAGGAAGTGCAGACTTTGAACAAGTTGATTTGATGGAAGTATTGTATATTGTCAATTTAATTGATGATGAATATTCAAAGAAAACGGTTGAACAGTTAGAAAAGAAATTAAAAACAACATTCGGAACAAATGGAATGAAGCAATTTCTTGACGCAAGCAAAACTGTTTCTAGCATTTCGGCGAAGAAATGATTGATTTACGCATAAAAGGCTTGCCAAATAGCATACAATCGCTAGATGGCGAGCCTATTTTATTAAATACAGACTTTCGGTTGTGGATAAGATTCTATGAAGAATTAGAACGATTCAACAATCATGTTGTTGATGAAGTAGACTGTTCTTATTTATTCGTAGATGAACCACCTATCATAGATGAGCATATTTTAAAAGAGTTAGAACGGTTCCTATATAACCCTTCTAGTACGCCTAGAAGTGATTCTACAGGCGTTAAGACATTAGACTATGTGCAAGATGGGGAATATATTTATTCGGCTTTTATGCAACTTTACGGCATTGATTTAACAGAATGCGATATGCATTGGCATAAGTTCCTAGCATTATCAAACAATATTGTAGGTGATTCAACTTTATGGGGATATGCAAAGAGTGTTAGAGGGTATGAAAAGCCTTCAAAGAATGATACACAGGATAAAGCATATCAAAGAGCAAAAGAAGCATGGTCTTTCCCAATCGAATTAACAATGGAGGAACAAGAAATGAAAGATGAATTCGATTCATATTTTGATGTTTAGAAAAGGAGGTGGCAAATTGAATATCGGACGGAACATTAAAGTTTGATACAAAGATTGATACAAGTGGTCTAGAGAATGGAATGAAATCCGTTCATGAAGTTACAAGTGGAGCTACAAATGCTATCAAAGAAACTTCAAAAGCAATCGACAAGTTAGGTTCTGATGGTTCAAAAGCACCACCGAAGATTAAAGAAAAACTTAAAGATTTAAATGATGAGCAAAAGAATACACAGACAGAAACGCAAGAAACAGGTTCAAAGTTTGATGTATTTAAAAAGGTTGGAAACAGTGCCTTAGAATCAATTCAAGGCGGATTTGATGGACTATTAGGAAAGATTCAGAATATTAGTCCGGAAGCTACTGCAATCACTGAAACTTTAACAGGATTAGGCGTTGGAGGTGTTGCAGGCGTTACTGCCGTAGCAGGAGCTATCGGTGGTATGGCATTAGCAATTAAAACAGGTGTTAACCAAGCTACAGAACTAGATGACGCTATGGCTAAATTTCAAGCTCAAACAGGTGCTTCAAGCAATGAAATGAGCAAATTTAAAAACATTGCTCGTGATGTTTGGTCAAACAATTTCGGTGAAGATGTTTCAGATGTTGCCGATATGATGGGCAGAGTCAAGCAACAAATGCAAGGCATAAGTGACGTTGACCTAAAGAACGTGACCGAGGATTTATTAACTTTAAGAGATACATTCGATATGGATGAGAATGAAACTCTTAGAGGTGCTCAACAATTAATGAAGCAGTTCGGAATCACTTCTCAAGAAGCTTTCGACCTTATGGCTACAGGTGCTCAGAATGGTTTAAACAAATCAGATGAGTTGGGCGATAACATTTCAGAATACTCCGGTAAATTCGCACAAGCAGGATATTCGGCAGATGAATATTTCCAATTAATGCAGAATGGATTAGATGGTGGAGCATATAACCTTGATAAAGTAAATGACGCAATCAACGAAGTTACCACAAGGTTAGTTGATGGAACTATTGAAGGAGCTTTAGATAGTTTTGATACCAAAACACAAGATGTATTTAAGGCATGGCAAGAAGGAAGAGCAACTCAAAAAGATGTTGTGAATGCGATTGTAGAAGATATTTCAAAGACTACAAATGAACAAGAAAAGTTGAATAAAGCAAGTATTGCATTCGGCACAATGGGAGAAGATTTCAACTCCGGATTCATTCAGTCCTTAACAACAGTAGGGAACAAATATAAAGATGTAGAAGGAGCAATGGATAAAGTCAAAGAAATTGCAAATGGTGGCTTAAAGAATGCTTTAAGTGGCTTAGGACGTGCATTTCTTGATTCATTTACTCCAATAGGCGAACTTATTACCCCTATTCTTGCAGGTATCATCGGATTGATTACAGTAGCTATACAAGGTATTCAACAAGGATTTGCTAAAGTTGGTGATGTAATTTCAAGTGTGTTAAGCAAGATTGATACAAGTGGAATTACAGAATTGACAAGTCAAGTTTCAGAGGTGTTAGCTCCTGCTTTTGATGAGGTCAGAAAAGCGATTGACGAAATGAAAGTTGCTCTTGAACCTATTGCAAAAGAAATCTTAGGTAAAATTGGTAACGCAATTCAAAATGTAGTAAACCAAGCTCAAAAGATTCTTAGCGTAGTAGGACCACCGATTCTAGCAATCATCAAGAATATTATCCAAACAGTTGTCGGTATGATTCCTGTAATAACATCTATCCTTCAAGTTGTTGGAAGTGTAGTAAGTGGAATCATTTCATTTATAAATATGGTTGTAACGTATGTTGGGACTGCGATTGCGACAATACTAGGATTTATCATGCCTATTGTTCAAATTGTAGCTACAATTGTAGCGAATATTTGGTCTGTAATATTAACGGTTGCTCAGAATATTTGGAGCAAAGTTAGCGAAGTAGTTACTGCTATTATTGGATTTGTAAGCAATTTGTTTAAAACAGTTTCGGACATCATAAACAATATTTGGAGTAAGATTCAAGATTCCATGAACAAGGTAAGAGACAAGGTTCAAGGCGTTATTGATAATATTAATAAATATTTCAATAATGTTAAGAGTACTGTTTCTGATGTATTCAATGGCATTTGGTCTAAGGTTCAAGGTGTAATGGACAATGTGGGAAATAAAATTTCAAATGTTTTACAAGGAATACAGAATGCATGGAACGGTTTAAAAGGGTTTGTAGGTGGTGTATTCGGTGGAATTGAAGGAGCAGTAGGTTCATTAGTCTCTAGTGTAAAAGGAATGGTAAATGGTGTTATCGGTGGCATTAACGGTGCAATAAGTATCATCAACAAGATTCCCGGAGTTCACATTGGAAGAATCCCTAGGCTAGAGCGTGGTGGTGTATTAAAACGTGGACAAATCGGTTTATTGGAAGGTAACGGAGCAGAAGCAGTCGTACCATTAGAAAAAAATAAAGCATGGATTCGTGCCGTAGCTAAAGATATGGCTCAAATCATGCCTAGCGTTACGACAAATAACAATGGACAGACTATCAACTTCTACAATAAAGCGCAAAGTCCGGATGAAATTGCTAGAATGTTACGTATGCAAGCAAGATATGGATATGGAGGTGTAGTTCAATAGATATCAATAAAGTAAGAGTTATTGTCCGTAGGGATGATGGCAAAGAATTTGAAATCGACAACAAAAGATGGAGAATACCATCTAGTGATGGTTTAGATGGATTTGATTATGTAGCACCTTCATATACGACTCAAGACAATGCATTCGGAAATGGTGCTAGATTAATCGGTTCACGTATTCCAACGAAAGAAAGAAGCGTGAAAGCTACATTTAAAGGTTCACTTGAAGAAAAAAGAGAAGAAAGGGAGAAGCTACGACGCTTCTTCCAATATTCTCATATATTTGACGTTATAGTTGAGTATATGGGAGAAAAGAAATATTGCAGAGGAAGGTTATACGCATATAGCTTGCCTACTGTTAACATCTACAAAGATTTAGAGCTTAACTTTACAATTCTATGCACACAACCTTTGTTGCTTTCATTTGATGATTTCGCAAGGAATATAGCAGAAATTGGTGAAGGTTTAGCGTTCAATTTTGAAATACCGGAAACAGGCGTAAACTTTGGAACATTTACATTCGCTAGAGAAATCTATATTGATAATCAAGGCGATACAGAAACATACTGTAGAGCCGTTATTGAAGCATTCGGAGAGGTAACAAATCCGAAACTATTCAATAAAGATAAATATATTCGTGTATTAGATACGCTACACAATGGCGATGTATTAGAAATTGATTTAGTTTCTGAGCCTATTTCGATTAAAAAAAATGGCGTGAATTGTATTGGGAAAGTTGACAGAACCTCATCATTCAATGATATGACTATTCAATTAGGTGAGAATATCATAGGATATACGGCAGACAATGGAGATACGAATCTAGCTTGCACAGTTTACTACAATGAAAGGTATTTAGGTATATAGTATGTCTTATTTCGGATTAGATAAAGATTTCAATATCGTTACACATTTAGCACCTTATAACGTACAGTGGAATAGGCGATATTATGAAACAGGAGATTTCGAGATTTATATTGATATAGGGCAGTATTCAAGCGATATTAAATATATTTATTCGACTGATGATAAAGAGCTAGGAATCGTAGAAATACCGCATTATTCCGTTTCAAACAACACGAAACAAATGTTGCTAAAAGGCTCTTTCTTTGAAAAGATTCTAGCAGATGATTGTATTTATCCTACGTTCTCAAGCAGTGGAAAAATTGTTGATGTAGTAAAAAAGCTATTAGACAAGTATTGCTCATGGAAAATGGGATATAGATATGATGAATCCATTACCGATAGAGTAGATTTTCAAGAAACAGGAGCAAACCTTGACGAGAAGCTTTATGAGTTGTTATATCCGTTAGAATTGTCTTTCCGCATAGAATATGACTATGTGTCAAGTACGTTCACATTCGTGTTGTATCGTGGTCGTGACTTGACTCAGAACAATGCAGATGGAAACAACTTTGTTACATTCTCTACAGAGTTTGGAAACATTGAAGAACCGGACGTTATGATTGATTCTAGTAAATACAAGAACTATGCGATTATTTGTGGTGAAGGACAGTCAGAAGAGCGTATTTATGTAGAATATGACGCTAGAATAGATAAGAATGAAAGAATTAAAAAATTGTTCGTAGACGCACGTTCTGAGCGTATGGGGGACGATGTGACACTTGATGAATATAAAAAGGTACTTATTCAGAAAGGAATTGAAAAACTAGCAGATTGTCAAATTCAAGAAAATGTGAATTTCGGATTGAATACTGATTCATACGAATACAAAGTTGATTTTGATTTAGGTGATAAAGTTGATGTTATAGTAGCAGATATTGGACTAGTAATGACTGCGAGAATTAGAAATATATTTGAAGTCATTAAAAGTGGATATAGAACCTTAGAATTAGAGGTTGATAATTTAAAAATCATGTAAGGAGTGAATTTAATAGAAAAGAAAAATGGAGGATTTAAACAAATAGCAAGAAGTATGTTTTTTCTAGATAAGATTAATGCAATGTGTGGCGTAGCCGTAGCTGTATTAACATACGTATTAGGTGAGCATTGGTATTTATTTGCATTCTTCTTATTTATGAATGTAGTGGATTATATTACAGGGTGCATGAAGTCGGCAATCAATCACAAAATCAATAGCAATAAAGGATGGATTGGAGTTCTAAAAAAACTAAGCTATTGGATTATGATTGTAGTTGCGTTCACATTCAGTGCATTTCTAGTGGAAGTAGGAAAAATTCTAGGAATTGATTTTCACGTGTCTACATTGTTAGGTTGGTTTGTGTTAGCTTCGCTATGTATTAATGAATCTCGTAGTGTTATGGAGAATTTATTACAATGTGGTTACAAAGTACCAAAAGCATTAACTAAAGGATTAGAAGTAGCAGATAAACTCATTAACGAAGAACAAGACAATGACGAATCAAGTACCTTGGAATAAGATTATTCTTGAAGAATTTATTAATCTAGCTTTATTAACTAAAGATGAAGAAATGATTCTAAGAACAAGAATATACGGATGGACAGTTAGAGAGCAAGCCGATAGATTGAATATGAGTGTTTCTAGTGTGAATAGAATCATTAAAAGGATTAAGAACAAGTATGATGAAGTAGAGAAGTATAGCGCAGTCCTACCACCAAGAAAAAGCAGTGAAAAAGAAATGTATCTAGATAAGAATTAAGAGGTTGAAAAGCCTCTTTTTTTTGACATTTATCTGATATTAATGTGAAAACAAACTGAGACTGCCTATGAATATAATTAGGAGTGTAAAGAGGTGAGTAAAATGTATAATCCAATCAATGACAGAATTAATAATTTAATGAATCAAAAGCAGATGATTGAATCGCAGTTACAAAACATTCAACAGTTAGCAAATATTCCACCTATTAACATCAATAACCAAATTACACCTAATATGGCATTGAATGATTTTAATGGAAAATGGGTCAATAATGAACAAGAAGCAAGGAATATGATGGTGAATGGTTATAAATGTCAACTTAAAAATGTACAGTTTTGATCATTTAAGAATGTACAATATTGACCACATCAATACCTTTTGTAGTAGACGGTAAAGAT